GTTACCACTCGTTACAGTGACGACCGTCTTTTCGGTCAGAGGAACAGAAGCACGAGTCCAACCTGCGGTGTTGACAACCCAGATGCCGTTGTTGGCTGGTGCTGGATCATTCTGAATGAGAACGAGATCACCGGTTGCAAGTGTCACACCATCGATCGTCTGCAGTCCATTGTGAACCGTGATAGAACTGTCCGTCTTGACAGCCCGAACTGAACCACCATCGATGTATGTGCTGTCGATGGCATCCAATTGAAGGTACGGTGTGTAGGCAGCACGTTGAGAACTTGTGAGAGCCGTCCACCATACATTGCCGTCGGAATAGCCGAACAGCTTCCATGGCTCGAGATTTGGTCGCTCAGTTGGAATGACGCCCGCAACAGTTGCTTGATGCGCCTTTAGGAGATTGTACCAACGCGCCGGTGGCTTCGTGACGTTTAACGGCGGGTATGCCGTCATCATCGCGTAGCTGTAGTTCCATGTGAATGGATCTGCCGAGTTGTAGTCCGAGCCGAGAGGATCGTAGGAGTTAACTGCGGCAAACGTGAAGAGTTCTTTCTCGAGTTGGGCTTGATACTCCTCATCGTTTTCGAGAACTGAAAAATCGTACTTGCGGGCGTTTGGATTGATGCCGTTGTAGAGTCGGTTCTCGACACGCAACATCAAAGAATTCAGAGTATCAGCAAGGTTTATAACCTTCCATGTTCCAGCATCCCAGATCCGCATCACCCCGTCAGGCGTTACCCATAGTTCACCAGCAAACGTCGCTGTTGGCTGGTTCGCCGAGAATGAAGTGACAGCGGGGGTGTACGTACCGTCAGGCCGTTTGATTTGCAACGTCGTCATGTTGCCAAGGATCGACTGTCGGAAATTCAGATCGTCTGAGAAAAGCGGCGAGAGATGACCATCATGGTGCACGAGCAGTGTCAGGCCAAGAACTGGGTCCAGCTGAACTGTAGGCTCAACCAGCTCTGAGATGCCTAGCTGTGGCAATGTCGCTGGAAAACCAATGACTGGTGAGGTCGTGTCGTACAGAACGGTTCGAACATCATTGTCATGAGACCGGATCTCGAGTACCCAATCGAGAAGCGCATCGAGATCTGGCAGGTTTTCGATTGGGCCATTGTCGGCGATGTACTGCACGATCCGTGTTTGGAAGATGTCCTTGACCGAATTGAGCGCCGTCTCGTATTGTCGCTGCGCAAGGTCAATCATCGAGATCGGGGTCATGTCGCGTTGCATCAGAAGAGACGCGAGGAGGGTCTGCTGCTCAGACCACAGCTTGATAGAACCACCGAAGGCGTAGTCGGTTTTCTGACCTTCGATCTGGTTGGCGAGGATCCCACGGAAATGAGAATAGAGGACGCCTTCTGTTACTTCCGATCGAGAATCGTTGTATGGATTGTTGTAGAAGGTCCGAGGAATTTGCCATGCACCAACTTGCGTGAGGTCACCATCTTCGCCACCGTAGAGATCGAAGATGTTGTCACTGTCATCGCGATAGACATAACGGGGAGATTCAAGATTGCCAATGCGGATGATGAAGACATCACCAACCTGGAACGGAATCGATCCCTGATTGATGGTGAGCTGGAACTCCGAGCTAACATACGGTGTGCCAACATTGGCAACGTCATACGGCGAAGGAAGAACCGGCATCTTTGAACCGACAACCGAGAATGTTGTCGGCGATGTAGCAGTGAGGGTCCAAACTTGCTGCTGCGTGAAATCGAAGGCGGCTGCACCTGTAATGGTGCCATTGCCTGCACCAGCTTGTTTGATGTCGACGACATGAGGTGCCATGTAGCCAGGATGCCAGATCGTTTTGAGCACTCCATTCATCTTGACAAACAAAAGAGAGCCATCAGCATCTGCCATGCCGTGATTGAAAATGAAGTCGGCTGAATCGTTTGTCGACTTCTTGACTCGCTTCTGCAGAGACAGGTCAAGAGAAGCTGTTAGATCCTCTTCATAATAGAAGACAGAAGAAACCAGACCAGAATGGGTACCATCATAGCGATAGAGATCGAAGAGTGGGAGTTGATTGAATTCGGTTTTGATCTGTTTGTAGGCAACTCCAGAATCCGCAGGCGTGCCATTTTTGACAAAGCCATTGAGTTGCATCGAGCCATCGTACTCGATGATTGGGCGAACTGCCTGAATAACATCAGAGCGGCCAAGACCGAGATCTGAGAGCTGATCACCCTTCACCCAGAAGTTGCCTTCCTGCCAGTGATTTGTATTCGATGTCGTGACGCCTGCAACTTGTGTCCATCCAATTGCACCTGGCGAACCGATTGACTTGAAAAGCTTGCTGCCATTGACGGTGCCGCTCTTCACGAACACGAGAGCATTCGGTACTGCAGTTGCACCGCTGAAGTCAGGTGCCCGGCTCCAGATCCCTGGAGCAACGATGTAGATCCCGGCATCGGCAGGGTTAGCATTCTTGACAAGAACCCGATCACCTGCACGAAGCAGAACGCCGTCAATCTTTTGATACGTGCTGAGAGCTTTGAGCTTTGAAACCTTGCCCTTGATGCCGACCGAACCATTGAAGGTGACGTTGTAATTGCGTGAAAGGAACGTGACATCAAGGATGAAGTAGTCACCGGCATCGAAGGATGCTGTGCCAGCTGGATTGCCGAACTGGTCAAAGATAGCGTCACGAGTGATATCAAACGAAATCAGTTCGATGACGCCGGCAGGACCTGTCACCTTGTAAGAGAAGTGATCGTCATTGGTCGTCAACGCAAAATTGGTCGTGACTGGTGTGTAGGCACCAAGAGAACCAATTGGCGTGATCGTGAAGTGAGTCGGATCGGTGAAGAGAACCTTGAACGACAACTTCTCAAAGCCGGTGCCGGTCATCACGATCGCCCCCGTCGTTGCCGCAACGACGTTCAGCTTGTTAAGATCTGACGGACCAGGTGGCGCAATCGTGTAGTATTCAGGGTAGAGCTCTGGATTCCACGGCATGTCAGGGACTGCCTCAACCGACCGGGCAACCCAGTAGTAGTTGAAGAAGTTCGTGAACTTATCCAGATTTATCGGTGGGAGATAATTATTTCCCTGCGAGTAGAGCCACTGGAGACCGCCAGGCGAGATGCCAATGGCTTGCGCCTTCGCAATCAGGTCTTCAACGGTCCACGCGATTTGCTCGGTGCCCAGCTTGAAAGACAGGACGGGAATGACCGAATTGATGTCACGTTCTATGGATTGCTGAGGGACACGTGGTGTGCGATCATCGAGCGACGATGGCTTACGGCCGACATATCCATAAAGCGGCACGCTTTCGTCGTGAGTCAGAAACCTGTTGAACAGGTTGTCGATCAGCGATGTCCAAACCGGGTTCTGAAGTTCCTTCGGAACGTAGTTTGTCAGATCATTGAACGGTAGACGGAAGTCTGATTTGTCAGCCATCGAGAGGTCATTTCCTACTGGAGTGTAGGATATTTATGACCTAACGAATTTCCCCGCGGGGCCTACTTCAGGAAGACTTGCCGCGAATGAAGGTGAGGGTGGTGTTCTTCTCAGGCAGGTCATCCATCTCGATCGGTTTGCTCAGGGAGATGACGGCATTGCCTGTCGAAATTGCTTTCAGGTAGAGCTCTTTTCTCTTCGCTGCAATCTTCTCGAAGATTTCATGAATCGCTGCCATGCCCTTCTTATGGTCAGCTTCATATTGCGCTGAAGCCCGCTTTGTCAGCTTGGCTTTCACTGCTTCATCGTCGCCGTCATACAAGACGCCAACATCCTTGCGCGGCCTCCACATGATATCCATGTGAAGATTTTGGCCTGATTCATACATTTCGAATCGGAAGATCTGATCAGGTGGTTCAGCACCTATTTCATCCTCATCGTATTCGTAATCCATATCCCAACCATGCTTCTTCAGCACATCGAGAACAATGTCTTCAACCTTATCTAGCAGCTGCGCAGGTAGTTTCTCACCATCCATTGGCTCACCAGCTTCAAAGAGTTGTGCAAGCTTCATTTCGATTGCCTAATCACTGTTGGTGTCAGAGCTTCAACTACTTCGATGTCACCAAGCTCAGCCGCAGATTGCAGGATCTCGTCGAAGCCGGCTTCGACGGTGAACAGAGAACCGAAACTGTTTGTAGAGTAAACAGGCACGAGAACAACAGAAGCGATGTCTGCTGGCAGACGCTGATGGATCAGCGAGATGAGCTTCGTTGCGTAGAACGTGTCACCGAAATCCCAACCATCGACATCAAAGAACGTGTTGATGACGTTCAGAATCTCTTCCTTGATGCGTTCATTCGTAAGAGTTCCTGCTTGCGAGCGGACCACCTTGAACTTCGCACGCAGCTGGGGTTCAGCAAGTCCACCGAAAAGTAGCCTAATCTTACCAGGATGCAGTACAACGGTGTCAGACAGCATCTTGTTATCAAGGAGGTAGCCATACGAGTTTCGCAGCTCGAGCGGCGTTGGCGCCGACGGTGCGTAGATAGAGACACCTCGGACATAGGAGATGACGTTGTCATAGTAACCGCGCGTCATCACGTACGCATCGTGAATGTTCGTCACCGACGGATCGATGATGTTGGTGAACGGCGAGAAGTGCTGCCACATGAAGTCAAGACCTGCATCGGCCGTCGACGTGTTGCTCAAAGCTGGCATCCGTTGACGCCGACCAAGAATCAGAGAATTGTCAACGAAAGCGCCAGGTGCGAAGTATCGGGTGGTGCCACCGTAAGTGACGCTAGAGATACCTGTGGTTGGATTCGTGGTGCTGACGAGATAAATTGGATCAACCGTTGGCGTTGCGATTGGGAAGTACTCGTACGATCCGTCTGAAAATGTCTCGAATTGCAGAAGGCGGTCTGGAACGAGGTCGCCGGAATCATCCTCTTGGAGTAGGTCAGAAGGAACAATTTCAAGAGAGTTGAAATCGACGATGCCATCGGAATCTTTGACCGCCCCTACGACGTCGTAGACCTGACTCGAAATAAGCTTTGCGCCAGACGAATCATCGTTGCTCCGGAGGATTTTGATGTTGTCAAAGACCCGATCCTTCGTCTCATTGTCAAGAAGCTGGTCAACGGAGTTGTACCAGAACTTGGTGTTTGGAGACGTAATACTGAGTTTGACATCTCGATTGTGAACTTCGTAGCCAATGACCGCATTGGTTGGCTGCTGCCGAATCTTCCGAACGAAGATGACCCAGCTATGCTGCTTGAGAGTCGACGACGCATCTGAAGTAGTAAACTTCAGATCGTGGTGTGCCGCGTCTGAGATGCCAGATGCATAGTCAGGCAGCTGCGCATAGCCGAGGATTTCCCACCATCCATTGAGGTTGGCAGTACCACGAAGCACTGTCTGATCGAGAATGAAAGCATCGCCTGGTTCGAAGAGCGTCGTGCCCTGCGTGATCGTGAAGAAGTCTTGCGATGTTTGGTAGCCGTCAGGCCGGATCTGATAAGTCGTGCCGACCGTGCCAGATGGGAATGAACCACGGAGATTGGAACGAACATCAAGCGTTAGACCATCAGCCGCAACTTCAATCGTCCAGACTTCACCAGCTGTTGAACCCTGTGGCGCTTGCACGACTGAGATCGTACCATTGCCGATCATCTTCATGTAGCGGTTGTAGCGCAGCGCGAAATAATCTTGCTCAGCAATTGGCTGAAGGCCCGAGCCGATGTCGCCAGGTGGGAACTTGTTGACACCGTCGATCGTGCGAGGCACCGTAGCAGCGTAGATTCGAGAGTCATCCTTCGGGAAATCATCAGGATCTGGGATCCGCGCCATCACCAAACCAGATACATCGTCCTGCACATATTCAAGCGGCTCGCCATACCAGTGACGATCGATCAGACCTTGAATGGCTGTCTTTTCCTTGAGAGAACCGTCAGCTGTTGCTGTCGAAATGAGGGCAACTGGTGCACCATTCTTGTCACGGTAGATGCCACCACGGTTATCTTCGATGAATTTTCGGCGAGGAGCTGAAACGACGCCCTTCATGAACGGATCGGTAGCTGAGATATGGAGCATCGTGTTAATGACGCCACTCGTGCTGAGCAAAGGTTCGATGATCGTGTCGATGAGGGACTGACCAGAAACAGATGTAGTCTGTGAATCAATGCTGATTGAATATCGCATCGAAGCATCGTCACCGAACAGCTTCACATTTTCGTAGGTGCCTGATGCGTCGTTCCAGTCGATGTATTTCGGCTGGCCTGCGAAGGTTCGATTAATCGTCTTGAGACGAATGATCGATGGATCCTTCAGGAGATACGTGTTGTAGTCCTGCCCGTTGACCATTCGGTTTTGGGCATAGTACGTCGATGGGGCTGATCGGCGAATGTGTTCGATTGTTTCGGTGCCAGAACCGTTCTGCAGCGTTGTAGTCAACGAGAACGTCATCGCACACGTCTCGGTGTTATTCAACGAAGAAGTGTACGTGAAGCTGAGCGGAATGTTCTGAACCTTATTCTTCTGAATGACGATCGACCGATTGGCCGACTGCCGGAACCAGAAACGGAAAGTACCGACCGGCATGTCAGAAAAGTCACCATCCCCGAAGATGACGGTCACCGCATCATTCTCACGAGTGTCAACTTCGTATTTCTTGCGGGTATCGCGTAGCTCATTAAAGACCAGATTCTGCTCAGAAATAGTGTCGACCTGTGTCCACCGTTCCGTCACTGTACCATTTTCAAGCTTCTGTACCCAGACATCGGTCTGGTTGACATCGTTTGGCTGGAAATCGATGCGACGATCTGGCTGTCGAGAATCTATGTTGTAGTCAATTCGAGTGAGGACACCCTGCTTGACATAGCCGAGGAAGCCAGTGTAGTCAGAACCGTCGCCAATGCCGTCATTGGCGTAGATGATTGACATCGGCGATGTCAGATCAGGCTCACGCTCGAATGGACCATTTGCATCGACGTCAGCGGGCACGATTTCCATCGGGTAGTTGTCGGTACCAGCGGCAGCTTGGAAAGCGAAGACACCGTTGCGAAGAGACTCAGGTTCATTTCGAAGCGAGTACAGATCCATCACAACGTCACCGATCTGGAACGTCTTCGAAGGCTGACCAAACCGTGTGTTAAGGATACGGTTCATCACGAGGATGAACTGCTCTTTCCAGTTGGCGTTGTTCGGATCGTTCCAGGTGATGACAAGACCTGCCAGATCGGTGCCACGGGAATCGACAACCCGTTCGGTCGTGCTGACGGTGTTGATCTTGATAAGACCCCGAACTGGAATGTTCCGAGTTGCCTTGTACGAGATGAGCTTCGCGAGACGAAGGATCGAAGACTTGCGCTGCGCCGTCGTGATGAAGTTCTCATGGGCGACCATGTCGATGCGGTACGCAAGCTGTTCAGCCACGTACGCAAACATTTCGAGCATCGCGATGTATTCGCTGGACTCGATGTAGTCGTTGAAGACTTCAGGATAGTAGGTCTTCGTATAGTCGATCAGCGACTGTTTGATGCTGTCGAAGTCGTACGAAACGAAGCTGACCTCGTTGAACGCCTGGTAGATTTTCTCCCAGGTTTCCGCCGAGTAGGTGGTGCGAAGCGCCATTAATGGTCCTGTGCGTTATCGGGCTATTTATCCACCCACGGGGAATTCAAGCCGGAGCGTATTTGTCACATTCAGCTCAACGTATTTCAAATCCAGGACAGCTGTGATGGCGTTGTTATCAGGCAGGGCAAGCACCGCAATGTCGAGGAGCTGCACCCGCGGGTCGTATTCAACGACAGCCCGCAGATCTTCTTCGACTGCAGTGAGGGTCTGTTGATCAAGTGGTTCGAAAGCGAGAAGAGGAATTCGAGTACCGAAGCCGGGCATCATGACACGCTCACCACGGAGCGTGTAGATGTGATTGAGTAGATCTCGAATGACGAGATCCTGGTCTTTCAGCTGAAAGGATTTCTTGGCACCGAATGTCGAGAAGCCACGGTAGTTGTTGGCCATTACGCTTTCCATTTCGGACCACGCTTGCCAGAAGTGGCAGGCCGAGTCCAAGGTTCGTGATTCGGAACAATCGATGGCGAGTCTGCACACTCAGCCGGCTGGGCAGGTGGACCATTCAGATTGATGGCCGAACCAGTCAAGGTCAGCTTCGCGGCGGCCAGGATATCGAATGTGGACGACGATTCGATATTTACGGTCTTACCGACAAGGTGAACGCCGTCACACGCGGAGCCCTTCAGCGCGCCACCTGCCGCCAGATTGATATCCTTGCCAGCTGCCAAGTTGATCTTGCCCTTCGCTGACATGTTGATGTCGCCACCTGACGAGACAGAAACCGAGTCTGCGCCGTACATGTGGATATGCCCATCTTTATCCAGTTCGACCCAGGTTTTACCCGCCGCAGTAGAGACATAGATCCGTTCATTGACGTCGTCGAAGATGATCTGGT